ACCCGTCGTGACGATGTCACGGCGGGATTTTTGTTAAGGAAGGCCTATGAGTTGAAGAAACTGGCGAGCTCTCTCCGGTCCATTCTGACAATTCAGAATGTCGTCACGGCCCTGCTAATCCTGGCGGTGGCCTATTTGCTTTTCAAGTGAGGAGCCCATGAAGACAATCCTGAAGATCCTTCCCCTCCTGGCCCTGTGCGTCGCGCTCCTGATTCCCATGATCGCCCAGGCGCAGGAGCCCGAGCCACCGATCCCGACCGCGCCGACCGCTCTGACGGTTCCCGGTGCTGGATTCTTCGATTCGCTGGTCGGATTGCTGACCCTTCCGGATCTGAAGCGCGCGGGCATCGTCCTGTTCCTGGTTCTGGGAAATTGGCTGTGCGCATCCCTGGTGGCCATATCGCAAGGAACCTTCGACTTCCACAAGGCGCCCGAGTTCTTCACGAAGACACTGCTGCCGTTCTTTTTCGGCTTCGTGATCTTCCAGGCGGCGCTGCATGTACTCAGCCCCTCGGCGCTCGCGGATGCCTTCGGGAAGCCGATCTCCGATTCCACGGCCCTGATATTCGATGCCGGGACCCTGTGGATCGCCTTCGGCACAATCCTACTGTCGGTCGGCAAGTCGTTCGTATCCAACCTCTCCGCGCTATTGGGAGTTGTCGTGGGCGGAGCGCAAAGGCTCGCAGCCGCGGCCACCCCGGCGCCGAAGGCCGCACCCAAGCCACCGGTTCCTCCGGCGGCGATCAAGTAGCGCACGGAGGCCAGCCTGATTCATCAGGCTGGCCACTGCGCGCAATCATCCTATGGGGCACAAAGTGAGCAACGCAGAGCTGGCCGCCAGGCTGAAGATCGTCGAGCCGAGGGTCGAGGAACTCGACCGCATCATCGTGCGCGGCAACGGAAAGCCGAGTATGCAAGAGGACGTGCGGACGATCTTGAAGTACATCAGCGATGAACAGGAGCGGCGCAAGTGGAGCTCGCGGCTGATGTTCACGCTGGTGATGACGAACCTGATCGGCCTGAGCATCGCAGCGTTCGCGTGGTTCGTGAAGATCTACCCGGTGATCGAGCAGCTGAACCAGCAAGGGGCGGGCAGGTGACGGGATGAGCATCTCTATTGTAAATGTGTTCTCGGGCAATCGCTTCGACATCGAGCAGGAGAAGGCGATCGGGACGGACGGGATCCTGTTCAAGGGCGGCCAGGGCGAGTGGCCGGACTTCCCGCGGGTGGATCCGGACTACATCAAGCGGGCCGAGGACGCGGGCATGCCCTGGGGGATCTTCTGGCAGATGGATCCGCGGTATTCGCCCGAGACGCACAAAGCCACGATCAAGCGATGCTATCCGGATGCGAACTTTGGACCGCTCGAGCTGTGGCTGGCGTGCGAGCTGCCCTACTATCCGATGGAGGAGGCCCGCTACTGGGACTTTCCGTTCGCCGGCTACAAGATGATCGAGTCCGTGTGGCGGGGCATCGCTCAATTCAGCGACGGCCGCCATCCCAATTTCTACACGAGCATCTCGAAGTGGGAGCTGATCTTCGGTAAATGCCCGCTGAGCCTGCAGCAGGAAATGGCCGAGCTGTCGAAGCTGTGGGCGGCACAGTACGGGGTGCTGAGGCCGGACGCGATCGGCGCGTGGCTGGAGGAGTGGTGGTTGTGGCAGCACCGGGAGAACCCGGATTATTCCGTCTTCAAGCGCAGCGAGGCGGAGTTCTACGCGTGGATCCGCAGCGCAGCTCCAGAGCCGGAGCCCGAACCAGAGCCCGAACCAGAGCCTGGGCCAAGTCCCGAGCCGAGCCCTGAACCTGGCCCGATCACGATCGTGACGGCCCTGGTGACGGCCGAGCGCGGCCTCAACGTGCGCGGCCAGGCGAGCCCGAGCGCCCCGGTCCTGGGTGGACTGCCGAAGGGGACCAGTGTGCCGGTGACAGTATCGGGCGCCTGGGCAGAGCTGCAGGGCTTTGTCTCGACGCAATATCTGGTACTGCCTCCGGTCGGTGAGCCAGCACCGACGCCGGAACCGGAGCCTGAGCCCGAGCCTCAACCCGAACCGGAGCCGGGCCCGATTGAGGGCGTGGTCGACGACCTGCGGTACGGCATCCTGCGCGGCTTCGGCATCGAGAACGGGCTGACGCTGGCGGGCAAGTACACGCCGGCTGTCGTGCGGATCAACGACCAGCCCGATCCGGGCCCGGTGGGAGAGCAGCTGAAGAAGGGGGCGCCGATCCCGATCACCGACTCGGAAAAGGCCTTCGTGCGTGCAATCAACGACGACAAGGGGACGCGCTACGTCAACGACACGGTCGGGGCGATGATCATCAATTCGCCGGGCAAGGCTGAGTCGATCAACTGCCAGCTCAACTTCGTGTCCTGGCCCGAGGGGCGGGAGCGTGAGGGGTGCGCGGGCCTGTCCTGTTTCCAGGGAAACGAGGACTTCTCGAAGTACGCCCCCGCCGAGTGGAACTGGCAAAAGCGGCCCGACCTGTTCTTCAAGTGCATCGCCGTCAACCTGAAGGGCGACCAATACATCAAGGTCGGCGCGGGCATCGATGCGTATGCACCGGTGATGGCGCGTCCGAAGGCACAGAGTGGGACCGGCGAACTGTGGATCGATCTGGATGCGATCGAGCAGTTCCCCGACCTGCCGGTGACCGTAACCGTGGTGGCGGATCCGAACCTGCGGATCCGCAAGGAGCCGGGGACAGGACAGATCGTGTTGGGCAATTACCTGAAGGGCCAGGCGGTCACGCTGCTGGAGTATCGGCCGCTGGGCGCGTCGGTGTGGGCACGGACGAAGGATGGATGGATCTGTCTGCTGCTGGCGACGGCGCCCGGCGAGCGGCAGTTCATGACGAGCTGGAAGCTGGAGACGCCGGGAGTGATCCTGCCAGGGTGAGAAATGCCGATCCGCAAAACACCGATCACGCAACTGGAGCTGGAGGGCTTTGCCGCGAAGGTCCATGAGGCCGAGGAGGCCGGACAGGGCATCGAGCCTCTGAGCGCGCAAGAGGTGCGTGAGCGCATGATGATGGCGAAGAAGGTCTTCGCCGACAAGCTGAATAACGGTGAGCTGCCCGACTATATGCGCAACTACAACCGGCTGCTGAAGGCCGGGGTGCCGTTCCGGATCGCGCTGTACATCACCTGGGTCACGATCCCGACCAAGTACCGCTGGCCGGAGACGCTGGAGGAGCTGGCGACGAAACTGATGGGGCTGACCTCGGACCGGGCGATCTATACCTGGCGAGGGAAGTATCCGTACATCGATCACATGATCGCCGACCTGCAGTCGGAGGAGTTCCTGGAGTTCCGCCCCGGCGCCATTGCGGCGATGGGCCAGGTGATCTCCGAGCCGACCTCTCGATCGACGCAGGAACGGCGGCTGTATTACGAGCTGATGGGCGACCTTGAGAAGAAGGTGAGCCTGTCGATGCCTGGTATGGGCGTCGGCAAGGACGTGCTGGCTGCCCTGGACAAAGTGCCGACGGACAAGCTGCTGGAGATGCTCGGACCGGAGCTGGCTGGGTTCGTGGAGCAGCTGAAGGGGAAGGAAAAGAGCGGCGAGGAGATTGCTTCGTCGGAGAAGAGCACTCCTCCTCGCAATGACATTGAAGGCGTGGATGCTACCTAACGCGAACGTATCGACGCAGATGGTGAAGGAGGTGCTGGCCAACCGGCTGATGGCGCAGCGCGACTTCCTTTCCTTCTGCCGATTCATGGACCCGAAGTATCCGTGGCAGGCAGGGCACATCCGCCTGATGACCGAGAAGCTGCAACAGGTGAAGCGATATATCGAGACCAAAGGCCAGGCGGGGATCGGGCGGCTGATGGTGTTCATGCCGCCACGGTACTGGAAGAGCCAGACCGTGAGCCGCAAGTTCCCGTCCTGGGTGCTCGGATGCCTGCCAGAAACGCCGATCATCCTGACGTCGTATGGCGCGAACCTGGCTACCACGCACAGCCGCGAAGCCCGAGACATGATCCTGAGCGATCGCTACCAGAGCATCTTCGGGATGATGTCGGCACGGAACGAGCCGGTGATCCTGGACCCGGACAGCAAGAGCAGCGCGCAGTGGGACCTGGAGGGGCATCACGGCGGCATGATCGCCGCCGGTGTGGGGGGCGCCATCACAGGTTTCGGCGCCGGACTGTTCATCATCGACGATCCGCTCAAGAGCCGTGAAGAGGCGGACAGCCTGGCACGGCGCGAGATGATCTACGAGTGGTATCGGTCCACGGCGTATACGCGGCTTGAGGACGGGGCAGCGATCATCCTGGTGCTGACCCGCTGGGATGTTGAGGACCTGGCTGGGAAGCTGCTGAACGCGCAGGTCCAGGACGGCGAAGCGGACCAATGGGATGTGCTGTTCCTGCCTGCGATCGCTCTTGAGCAGGACCAGTATCCGAAGACGCTGGAGGATTACCAGGAGAACCTGCTGCGCGGGATCTACGTGCCGATGGGCGGGGATCAACTCGGGCGGAAGCCCGGCGAGCCATTGTGGCCACATAAGCACGGCGAGCATGCGCTGCGCAGTATCCGCGCGAACACCCAGGACTTCGAATTCGTGGCGCTGTACCAGCAGCTGCCCCGATTGGCTGCGGGCGAGTACTTCGACGACCAGGACTTCCAGATCGTTGAGAAGGCGCCCGAGGGGCTGGACTGGTACGCATACATCGACCTGGCGCTGGGGGAGAGCGAGACCAGCGACTACAACGTGACGGGCGGCGTGGCGCTGGACAAGGACGGCAACCTGTACCTGCGGGACCGGCTGAAGGAGCAGGAGCTGGAGAAGTTCCTGCCGCAGGTGCGGGATCTGATGCTCTCGGAGGGCGAGCTGCATACGCACTGGGGCGTGGAGGACGTGGCCTTCCAAAAGCTGGTCTTCAAGGACTTCATGAAGGACCCGGGCCTGGTCAACACGGACATCGCGCCGGTCAAGCCTAACGGGGACAAGGTGCAGCGGGCGCAGGCCTGGCGCCGGCGGGCGAAGAACGGCAAGGTGTGCCTGGTGCGCGGGAAATGGAACCTGGACTTCATCCGGATGGCCGCGTCGTTTCCCAAGGGCCGACACGACGACGACGTGGACTGGGTGAGCGGCAGCGTTCAGATGATCGCCGAGGAAGCCGGCGGCGAGAGGAAGACACAGTCGAGCGAGGCGATGGTGATGCAGGCCGAAGAGCTGTTCGTCTAACCACAAAGGGCACGACGGAACTCAAAGGAAAGAAGGAAGGTCGCCATGACGAAGAAGATCGGACGAGGCAAAGTGCTGGAGGAGCTGGTCAAGGGCAGCATCTCCTATACGCTGGCAGCCATCGAGAAGGGCTTCCAGGAGCAGTTCCCCAATGATTCCGGAGGCGGCGGGCCGTTCTACTACATCTCGGAGACGTTCACAGGGTTCGTGATCGTCACCGGATACGGCGCCGGGACCGGGCTGGCCGCGGATGAGTATTTCCGGGTGCCCTACCAGCGCAGCGGGGAAAGCTACACCTTCGCGGCGCGAGACGAGTGGGAGATCGTCGAACTGACGTACCAGCCCCAGACACCGGCATCCGCGGTCACGGAGGGGCGCGTGGCCGTTGCTGTGGAAACGGGCAAGGCCCGGAAGCGGGGGGGGAAGAAGTTTGAGGAGCAAGTGGGCAGCGTGACGCTGCTCGAAGGGGCCGAGGGGGCGAAGAAGATCAAGGCGACAGAGGTGGTAGTCGCCGACGTTGTCAACGGCAATGGTCGGCGTTATCCGGCCAGCGTGATTCGGACGGCGGTCGAGGAAGTGCGCGGCCACCTGAACGAGACCGCTGGGCAAGGTCGGGCTGTTCAGATCCTGGGCGAGGCTGAGCATCCTTCCGACAAAGGCACGAGGCGATCCAACCTGTTGGAAACGGTCGTGAAATGGGACGAGGTGTCCTTCGACGGCCGATCCGTGTCTCTGGGCGGCACACTCCTGGCGACAAGCAAGGGCAAGGATCTCCTGGCGCTGATGGAAGGCGGGATCGCTCCGGGCGTCAGTCTGCGCGGCTATGGCGAGTCGAAAGTGATCAAGGAGAATGGCCGAAGCGTGGAGGAAGTGACGGAGGCGCACTTCACCGGGTTCGACCTGGTGCTGGAGCCTTCGTTCGAGAACGCGGAAGCCATGCTCGAATCCCAACAAGGAGATGACGACGTGAGCATCGAAGAGCTGTTGAAGCTCCTGAAAGAGCACCCCGAGCTGTTCGAGGGTGTGACGGAAGCCCAGATCAAGAAGATGGGCGAGGCGCAGCTGAAGGCGATGGAAGAGAAGGTGCGTGAGGCCCTGGGCATCGATGCCAAGGCCAACATCGCTGAATCGCTGAAGGCCATGAGCGACAAGGCCAAGAAGTTCGACGAGGCCGAGCGCAAGGGCAGCATCGAGGCCGCGATCACCGAGGCGACCAAGGACCTGCCGTACGGCAAGGAGATGAGCGAGCAGTTCATCGAGGCCGTGAAGGCGGCCAACCCGCAAGACGCGGCGGCTGTGAAGAGCCTGGTGGAAGCCAAGCGCAAGGAGTACGACGCGCTGGCCTCGAAGCTCAAGCTGGGCAAGATGGGCCTGACCGAACGCAAGGGCTCGGGCATGACCGTGGGCTCGGTGCTCGAGGAAGAGACCGGGGCGCCCGAGTTTGCCCGACCGGCGATCGAGCTGGTCGAGAACCTGCGGAAGCGCGCCAACCGGGCCCGCGTGGATCTACGCAAGGCGGAGACGCCCAGCGAGATCTTCACGGCGCGGGTGCTGGAGCGCTTCGACAAGCTCTATCAGCATCACCTCATCCAGGAGGCGCGGGACTTCCAGGAGGCGGAGGAGACCAGCGATCTCAACCTGCCGTATTCCGTGAGCCGCGCCGTGATCGAAGAGGCCTTCCCGAGCCTTATCGCTGCCAACATCTTCGAGGTCGGGATCCTGGAGAACAGCCCGGACCGGCTGTATTACGAGACCACGACGGGCGAGACCGGCTACAGCGCTTCCATCGAAGCGTCGGAGACGGTCGTGCTCACGCTGCAGAACACGTGGTATGCCCTGGCGCATGGCCGCATCACCCCGGGGACGGTGGTGGTGGAGAACGTGGCCGAGAACGTCACGTATGTCGAGGGCACGGACTACGTGATCGACTACGCCGCCGGGCGCATCAAGAGCATGGGCGCCACGCTGACGGCGCCGAGCACGGTCCATTTGACCGCGTACGACTACGTCGCTGTGCGCGAAGGCGAGATGGCAGCGATCGAGCGCGTGAAGACCACGCTGGCCTTCAAGGTGGTCGAGGCGGCAGCCGATCGGCTGGCCGACCAGATCAGCCGCGAGGCGGTGGTCTTCAGCCGGAGCCAGCTCGGCTGGGATGCAACGGCGCGCACGATGACCAACCTGGCGAAGCAGCTTCGCCGGAAGATCGACCAGGGCATGCTCTACATGGCGCTGAGCGCCGTGCTGAGCCTGGGATCGACGAACAGCGCGGGGACGTGGTCGGAAGGCACTACGCAGGACGATTACCGTGAACTCGTGCGGCTGATCGGTGTGGCGAAGACCATCGTCTACAAGCGGTTCTACGAGCCGACCGGGATCGTGTGCTCGGTGACTCGCGCCGAGAACCTGTCGAACTGGGATGGCTTCCAGCGGACGGGCTTTCCGAATGCGATCCTGAATGCGGCCGGTTTCGCTGGTGGCGTGAAGGGCCTGCCCATCTTTGCGGGCACGGAGTTCCCCGACACGCACATCATCATCGCGAACCGTCAGCTGGTGCAGCACATGGTCTTCCAGCCGATGGCCTTCCGCGGCCCATTCCCCACGTACGACACTGACGGCAAGCTCGTGGCGGCCGATCAGTACTACGCCGAGGAGTTCAACGCGACCGAGGCGTTGGTGCCCGAGAAGGGCGCGTACGTCGCCGTGGCGGAGGAAGGCAGCTAAGGATCGCCGACTGAAGATTGCTGATTGAGGATTGTCCCCTCCCCGGTGAGGAGCCGGGGAGGGGAATGAGGGCTGATGAGCATCTTGCTGGATGACATGGTCAATGACCTGGTCGCGGACGTGCCGCCGAGGAATGGGGCGCCGACCGAAGAACAGTACGAGCGCATGGTCAAGGAGGCCGTGCGCGATTTTGGCCGTCGAGCGGGCCGTGTGAAGCGCGAGACGCTGGATGTTGTGGCGGGCACGGCGACGTATGACTTGCCCGACGATTTCTTGAAGATGATCAGGCTGCAGGGCCTCTATGGGCACGATGGGATCATCAATACGAGCACGGGGCTGATCGCAGTGGGCTCCGGCTTTCGCGAGAAGTTCACGATCGTGGCGGGGACGATCACTTTCTATCCGACGCCGACGTATTCGCTGTTGCGGTGGTTCTCGTACAAGGCGGGCTGGGTGCTGAGCGGCGACACGGATTACACCGAGGCCTATGAAGATATGACCGAGGAAGAGGCGGAGATCGCCCTCCTGAAAGCCAAGGGGCTGGCGCTGGAGCTGCAGGCGAACATGACGGCGAGCGATGGCTGGCGCTACCAGATCGGCGACGAGATGGTGGACAAGAGCGGGCAGCAGACTTCGTACAAGGTCCGGCTGGAGGCTGCCGATGCGGCCTATCTGAAGGCCGTCGAGACCTATAACGGGAATACGGGGATGGCGGGCTAATGCTCAACGACCAGGACCGAGCGCGCATGCGGGCAGATCTCAAGGCGATCCGGGACGATCGCCCGGCGAGCATTGTTATCCGCCGCGGCGAGACGACGGTTGAGGCCCAGACTGTGCGCATCGCCAGGATCCGGCGCGGGCTCGAGTTCCTGAGCGGTCAGGGCAAGGAGCATCGAGCCGACGCGATCGCGATGGGCGATACGACATTCGATGTGGCGATCGGGGATCGGTTCACGGACCAGGGCACGCTCTATGAGGTGATCTTTATCCGACCGAACCAGGATGCGGCGATCACGGCCGAAGTGAGAGCAGTCCAATGACCAGCACTGGATTCACCTGGGTCGTGGCGCCGGAGCAGCAGCTGATCCCCAACCTCGAGGCGTACGGGAAGAAGGCGCTCGTGGCGGTCCAGGCCGTGGCCACGTATTGGGGGCAGCAGATCCAGGACGCAGCCCGGAGGGGCGCGGTCTGGGAAGACCGGACCGGGAACGCACGGAGCGGACTGTTCTTCGCGGTGGACGGCTTCGGCCTGCAGACGGTGACCGGCATGGTCACGCCCGAGGTGCATGCCCCGACGGATGACGTCACGATCGAGCAGGGCGATGACGACAACCTGGTGATCGTGCTGGCCCACACAGTGTTCTATGGCAAGTTCCTGGAATTGTCGAACGGCGGACGGTATGCGATCGTGATGAGCACCATCGAGACGCATCTCCCGGATCTGGAGCGCATGGTGAGAGAGGTCTTCGCGTGAGCATTCGTGGTTGGAGGGCAGATGGCGCTGCGTGATGTGATCAACGCGGTCTTCGGGAGGAGCAGACCCGCCCAGGCAACGACGGCGGCGCCGGCGGCCGCTCCTGGCGCCCCGCTCGGCGCGATGGCTGGGACCGGCGGAGCGACGGCGATCTACGAGCGGATGAAGTCGGAGCAGGACCGCGTGGCCGTCGTGAAGCTGTGCCGACAGATGTACAAGTCGGATCCGCGGGTGAGCAAGGCACTCCGGACGTATGCGCGGGACCTGGTGCGGAGCGGGTTCTTCGTGAAGACGGAACACGCCAAGGCCTCGGACGTGGCCCAGGCGCTGCAGCAGCGGCTCAACCTGAACCAGAAGCTCGAGGATGCGGCACGGCTGACGGGACGGGACGGCGACTCGTTCTATGAGCTGGTGGTGAACGAGGCGATGGAGATCGTAGAACTCTCCCGCAAGCCGACACTGAACATGCGTCGCAACAGCAACAGCTACGATCGGTTCGACGACCCGAGCCGGGCCTTCTGGATGGCGAAGAATTACTTCTTCGGCATGGATCCGCCGATGGACGCGCTGTATTTTGCCGAGTGGCAGATGATCCACATGAGATGGGACCACGACGAGGAGAACCGCTACGGCATGCCGATGATGGCGCCGGCGACCGGGGCCTTCAAGCGCGTTACGGAAGGGGAAGTCGATATCGCAGTGCGCCGCAAAGTTCGCGCCGGGATGCGCCTGCTGCACGTAGTGGAGGGCAGTGCCGGAGATATCGAGGCCTACAAGGAGAAGAACAAGATCGCTCTGGACAATCCCTTCGCGGCTCAGATCGATCTGTTTAGCAACAAGCCCGGCAGCGTCACGAGCCTGCAGGGCGATGCGAAGCTGAACGAGATCGGCGATATCCAGCACCACATCGAGACCATGTTCACCGCCAGCGACGTCCCGATGCCCCTGATCGCCTACGGGTCGGAGCTGAACCGAGACGTGCTGGGAGAGAAGCGGGCGGAATACGAAGAGACGCTGAACCAGGGCCGTGAGTGGGCGACGGATCAGATCATCCGGCCGCTGCTCGAGCGCCAGTGGCTGATGCAGGGGATCCTGCCCGAGAGTATCCAGTACGAGATCATCTGGCGCACGGCGCGCAGCCTGACGCCGACGGATATCCGGGACCTGGCGGATGGGGCAACACGGCTGAAGCTCCTGGGCGTGAGCGACAAGGTGGTGCAGGCGATCCTGGCCAGGTTCCTGCCAGGCGTTGATGTCGAGATCCTGACGGGCGAGGGCATCGATACCGAGCGCTTCGCGGACATGCTGAAAGGGCTGAGTGTCTGAGTGACCAAGCAGTCGGATGAGCTGATCGCACAGCTGGAGAAGGTGCCGCTGGGACGGATTTACCAGGCCTCGCAGAAGGCGCAGATCCGTCTGCAGCTCTACATCACCAGCCGAACCCACGAGATGATCCTGGACTTCGCGGCGAAGGCGCGGGGCATCATCATGAAGCAGGGCGGCGCCGAGGGCAAGCTAGACGGGACGCGCGGCTACCGAGCGCAGCACGACCTGATGGGGGCCTGGGGCGACGTCGTGGACGATTGGACGAAGCTGCTCACCCGGGCCCGCAAAGAGGCAGGAGCGATTCCCTTCGGGGTTCTGGCCCTGATGCACGACCGGCTGATCGGACCGGTGGCGGCCAAGGAGATGAAGGAAGCTGTGCGCGCGGGCGTCTTCGACCCGCCGCTGCAGGTCCTGCTGGATGCGGCCGCCGAACATCTTTACGGCGATGGGCTGAACCTCTCAGGCCGGATCTGGAAGCTGGATCGCCAGGCGCGGGACGGGATGAACGTCCTGGTGATGAACGGCGTGGCGAACGGATCGAGCGCCTGGGACATGGCCAAGCTGCTTGAGCAGTTCCTAGGAGCAAGCGAGGATTGCCCGCGCTGGACATCGACCCGGCTGTACC